ACACCAGCAGTTACAGCAGTAGAACCCATTAATACCGCTAAAGTTTCTATTGGTATGTCAGCTACACTTAATTCAAGTTCAATATTACCTAAAGAACTTGAAGTATCCATTGGCTTGTTATCCCCAAATAAAGTTGCAGCAGACGAATTAGGCTTAACATTAGCTGTTATTGCCCCTGTAATTTTAACATGAGTTCCATAAACAGCACCATCACTACAATCGCTTGTGAGTGTTGCGTAATAAACATCCTCCAATCCTACTATTGTTCCATTATAATCTGTCATATAGTATTCCTCCTTCCATAATTAACTATCCCTATTTGTATTGACTCCCATATTAAAGACAAAATATTCACGACCAGATTCATCTTTTTCAAGATGAAATGGTGCACCTCTTGGCGATACCTGAATCCATCTTGTTGAATCAATAGTTATAAATCTTATTCCATTTTCAGGATTATACAAAATATTAAAAATTTTATTTACATTAACTCTCGCTGTATTATAGTTTGAGTTTTTAACTTTAACCTGTACTGACCTTAAGACATTATTTCCTAAGAAACTAACTTCACCAGGATATTCATTAAGGCTTACACAATCATCTGGTTCATCCGGCATATTATCAATAAAGATATCTACTCCTAATTGTGAAACAACATCAGAAGCATATATGATCAAATAATCAGCAATATCTTTTAAGCAATTATCCGACATGTTTTACACTTCCTCCTCTATTTAATAATGCCCTAATTTTAATTCCTAGTAATTGATACAATAATTTCTTATTTCTCCTTAATGGATCCTCAAGAAACTTCCATTTACCATAAGGATGATAATTACCCCCACCTTTTTTAGTAGCTTTAGTTTCATGCACCTTTAAAGCGTATTGGCTAGCCATTAAGCCAGTCTCTGGATTTTGTTTATCATTCATGCCACCATAACCTATTTTAACCCATACTTTTCCACTACCCTGTCTTGGTTCTTCAACATAAGCAGATTGTTGCAAAGTTGTAGTATCTATTGGTACTTCAGCTTTACTTTCAGCCATGACTTGAGTTCCAAATTCAGTTAAGGCTTCTCCGGCACTATTTCCTATTTCATTGGTTTTCAAATATAACTTAGTCACAAATTTATTTATATCTAATTGGCTCCATTTTATGTCCATTCCTGCCATTATAAATAAATCACCACCAAATCCATATTACCATCTTCATCATAGAAAGGTTCAATTTTGAAAATACCCTTATTTTTGCCCCCAATAACCATTATGCCAGTGTGATTTATAGCAACTACATCAGGATCCTCACCATCAAGGTAAATCTGTTGATTAGATACTACTTCTTTGCCTTTATCATTAGTTATAAGAAGAGTCTGTCCGACAATGTAACAATCAAGTTCTACTCCGTCTGATGCGTAAGTAACTGTCATGCCATCATCGGACAGCTTCTCCTTATAAGTAATGCTATTGTTCATCCAAGGTTTGAAATAGTCTACTGTTTTACCCATTATTTCCCCTTTTCTATGTAATTACTCATTATCCATGAGTCCTTTACCAAAAATAGGCTGAATCAGGCTTGTATTTGCCTCAAAATTATCTTCATCAGCTTGATAAACTCCACCAGCATAAGGCTTAGCACTTCTTCCCATACCTGACCTTAATGCTTTCGCTCTGGCAAGATATGATTGAACCCTCTCCTTAAGTTCTACTCTTAATGGTCCCATCTGTCTGCTTGCACTGTCAGCACATTTTGTGGCATAAATTTCACATAGTCTGGCTGCTGAGTTAAGGACCGTATGCTCCAGTGTGATTACATATTCTATCTCCTCGTCAGTAAATTTGAATGGTGTTGTTGTATCACCAAATTCAAACCTTATCTGCTCAAGCAGACTTGTAAAATCACCTGTATAAGTAGTTGTCATTTAACTCACTTTACCTTTCTATTGAACTATACCATTGAAAAATACTCCAAGGTCACTGGCTACTAACTCACAGTCGTAAGCCATTTCGCCTTCAACTCTTTGAGTTCCAAGACCAAGATTATCCATAGGTAATTTATAAATTCTATTACCATATGCTTGTGCGCCTTCAAGACCAGACCATGAGAAAATGTATCCAGCAGTAGGTTTCTTAATACCAGCACTAGGTGCGGCATAAGCTAGCAAAGCATGTTTTCCAAGGATAAAATTGGTTGATTCTGTTGCGCCCTTTGCAGCAGAGTTTTTGACTGCTGTTCCAACTACAACTTTTTCTACACCAAGTATTTCGGCTATTGCCTTATTTGAAACTATAGCAGGAGCATTGTTTGAACCACTATATTTGACAAGCTCTTTGAAATCAGCGTGCTGAGTTAAGTAATAGTGTGTATATGAACCTAACAGTAATACATTAGGCACATATCCAGTTTCAGCAGCAACAGCTAATTTAGCAAGACCAATATCAGAAATAGGTGTTGAATTGGCTGAACTCCAATATAACCTATCGGTTCCATTAGTTGCAGCAGCTCCAGTGTATTCGGTTCCCCAAATACCTGTTGCGAAAAATCTTGTTACAAAATCTATTTCCCTTCTTAACATTAATTTTTGTGTTACAAACTCAGTTGCATCTATATCTGGCTCTAAAGGACTATCTGAGTTAGCCCTATCAGTTGCAAACACATCTTTATGATAAGCGTAAATCTTGCAGAAATAGTTAGGAGTGTTATCAATTTCATAACCTCCACCAGCAGATTCCTCACCATAAACTCTGACAGTTGCTTCATCTCTAAACCAATCTTCTTTTAAATACACAAAGTATCTATCTGACTGTTTCTTTACAGGAACATTCGGAAAAATGCTATTATGCACAAAAGCATTGGGTTGTTGTATGTAAGCGATACTGATGTTAGTCATCATCGCATCTACATGTATATCTCCATAAACAGGATTAGGCATTTATATTCACTCCTTTCTTTTATTCACCTGTGAAAAATTCCAGGCTAAATTGTTCTCCATCCGCACCGCAGGCTGTATACGCAATACCCGCAATCGGACCAGTTGTTAATGTTACAAACTTACCACCAGCACCAACTTCAACAGCAGCACCAGCATCAATAGCAGCTCCACCTATTGCTTTAGTTACTCCACGAACAGCAACAAGGCAAGGTCTGCCAGCAGCAGAAGGAGCATCTTGAAGTACACCGATAGCTCTATCATTAGCATCAGATGCTAATATAATTTCTTCATCAGAGTTCATTTCAACTGCATAATATTGATAACTTGATAAATCTGCATCTGCGATAAATCCTCTGCAAACTAAATCTTTTTCATATGCCATAGTCATATGTACTTACACCTCCTTCTCATTACTATACTCTTCATAGAGTTCTGGTTTTTCTTTTATAATTTCGGCTTTTGCAAGTTCCTTAGAAATTTTCTTTTCTTCAGCCCTAACAGTTGCCAATTTTTCTAATTTTTCCAAAGCGGTTGCACTTTCTCCACCTGCATTTTGACCAACAGTTTTAAATACCTTACTGTCTGCAAGTTGAGTATTAACTGCTTTAAAGATAGCATCAAGTTTAACAGCATCTTCTGGTTCCTGTTTCATAAATAAATCAACAATTTCCTCTTTAGGAGTAGCTATTTTATCATATGATTCAGCTTGTTTTGCTAATTTTTCTTTTTTAAGTGTTTCCTGTTCTTTTTTTAATTCATCTTTAGTTTTAGTTATCTCTTCCTGCATTTTTTTAATAACTTCTGCAATTTCAGGGTCAGCTTTTTTGATAGCATCTTCAACTTTGGTATCCTCTTTTTTAACACCCATTTCTTCCAGCATTTTTGCCTTTTCTTCAGGTGTCATTTCTTTCTTAGCCGCCTTATCAATCTCATCAGTAACTATTTTAGCTTCATCTTCTGGCAAAGCCTTTATAATTTCATCAAACGTTTTTGACATTTTCTGTCCCCCTTTCTCTAGGTCATTTTCTTCCTTACTTGCTGCTTTGAAAAGTTCAACGGTAGCTTCGGGGTTATCCCCAGAATCTACTACAGCAATTCTTTTTATAAACAAATTTTTTAATTTTATAGGCATTATCTATCCTCCTCTTTTACAAATTCTTTCGTAGCTTTTCCAAAAAGGCTAAACATTGGATGGCGCATTTTCTTTATTTTTGCATAATCCTCATCATTTGGAAAAAAATAACCACACCAAATACCCATGGGAAGAGCATTTTCGGGTAATCCCATTTTCTGCAATTTTTCTTTAGTAACTACAAAACTTTCTATAAGATAACCAGTCTGTTTTTCAACATGACCAATATCACTAGCCCTAAATTCAAGGTTATACGCATACATAGCCATTTCAAGATCCTTATAATCTTCCTTAGAAACATATTCCGTAGAATGATCATATACTTGGGAAGCATCTTTTCTTACCGCTACATAACCCCATCCGAAAATACAATTATGTTCATCATCATACTTAATCATATCTTCTTGTAACTCAACATTAAAATCTTTGCATAATTCTTCTATATCAGCTTTTTCTAAATCCAATTTTTCTCCTGTGCTTTGAGCAATTGCGGTAGCCTGCAAGATTGCACTATGTTTAGCACTTTTTCTACTTTCTTCATTATCTGATTCATATGTATAACAACGTCCTGATTCTCCGAATTTATAACCAGGTTTTCCTTCTATTTCACAACTCATTATTGGCATATCTTTAATTCTCAATTAACCATGAGAATTGCTCCTACCACCTCCCTGTTTATTTTTAAGACCTGCTTGCTCATATGCACTATTAAATTTACTCTTATCATCTGTTACTTTTGGTTTCATTTCTCTTTGTGTTAATGGTTTTGTGCTTTTATCATTTTGACTATTTATATTATTACCCATATTTTCAGAAATGTCAAGCTTTTTTTTATTTTCTTCAATAATTTTATTTCT